ATGGTTTGGGAATACCAACAGCAGACCTTGATGATACAGCATTTGCTACAGCCCAAACAGTTTGCGATAATAATATTAATCTTGCCGCATCTTTAGGAGGAGGAACCCAAAAAAGATATACAACAAATGGCAATTTCACAACTAACGTATCTCCAAGACAAATAATTGAAAAATTTACAGCATGTATGGCAGGATTTATTTGGTATTCTCAGGGTAAATGGAGAATAAAAGCAGGTTCTTACACAAGTCCTGCGGTTACTTTCACAGAGGATGATTTAAGGGGAAGTCTATCAATACAGACTAGAAGAAGTAGGAGAGATAATTTCAATGTAGTTAGAGGTAAATTTAGAGGAGATGAAACAAATTTTCAGACTACAGATTTTCCAGAGATACGATCATCAACATTTCTAACCATAGATAATAGTGAAGAAAATGTAATTGATTTAGAGTTACCATTTACAAACACAAGTGCTATGGCACAGAGAATAGCAAAAATTGCCTTATTTAAGAATCGTCAACAGATAACAGTAAGTGGTTTGTTTTCCATGAAGGCTTTACAAGTTCAAGTGGGTGATATCATACAACTCACAAATTCAAGGATGGGGTTCTCAGCAAAGACATTTGAGGTACAGAACTGGACATTTCAACCAGACCTAAATCAAGGACTCATAATTGACATGACACTCAGAGAAATTAGTTCATCTGTTTTTGATTGGGATGCAGAAGAATCAGAGTTCGAGTCAGATAATACTGACTTGTTAGATGCTACATCCGTTCCAACAGTAGGAATTTCTGTTACAAGTGAATTAAGAGTTATAAATGAGAAAGTTTCTCAAGTTATTACAGTTACAACAACTGCATCAGCAAATGATTCAACACAGATTGATCTGGTAGAAGTTGAATTTAAAAAGAGTAGTGATTCAGATTTCAAAGTAGTTGGAACTGGAGAATTAGGAATATATGAAATATTTGATGTAGAAGATGGAACATACAACATAAGATCAAGAGGAATAAACAGTCTTGGAGTAAAGGGGACTTATAACACAATTACTTCAAGTATTGCAGGACAAGGTGTACCACCTGCTGATGTTGTAAATTTTGATGCTATTTTATCTGGGGATAACATAGTACTTGGATGGGATGCTATAGCTGATTTAGATTTGTCTTATTACAGCATAAGGCATTCAAGCCTTACATCTGGAGCAACATGGGCAAATTCTACTACTGACACAGAGAAAGTTCCTAGACCTGCAACTACATTTACTGTTCCTGCCAGAAAAGGAACTTACATGATAAGAGCTTACGATAAGACAACAGTATCAAGTCAGAATTTTACATCTGCTGTTGCTATCCCTGCTACATCTCTTACTCAATTCTCAAATACAGCAACACAAACAGAAAGTAGTTCTTTTGGAGGAACTAAAACTAATTGTCAAGTATCTAGTGGCTCTTTAAGGATTACTGACGTATCAGACGCATCTGCTCCTATTTCTAATGTTGGAACATACATATTTGGTACAGATATTGACGTAGGTAGCACAAAAGTAGTTAGGGCAGAAATAGAGGTAAATACTATAAGATTAGATGTTGGAAGTAATATAACATTGTGGGATGCCATTGGAGGTGGGTCTACTGATTGGGATTTATTATCTGGAAATGTAGATGATTTATCAGGCACAACATCACAACAAAAAGACTCAGATGTCCAATTTTTTATAGAGCCATCCACAAGTGGTTCTTTCACAGGTACATTCCAGAGATTTAGAGCAGGTTTTTTTACTGGAAGATATTTCCGTTTTAAGATAGAATTACGAAGCACATCAACAAATATTACACCAAGTATATCAACATTAAAAGCAACAGTAGGATATAACTAATGGCAAATCATGATTATGTGATAGCAAATCAGACAGCACCAAATTTCCGTGCTGACTTAAATCTTGTTTTACAAGCCATAGTATCTACCAATTCTGGAACATCTGCACCATCAGATACTTTTGCTAATATGCTCTGGTACGACACAAATAATAACAAATTGATGATGAGGAATGAAGCAAATAACGCATGGATTACAGTATTTGAGAGTGATCAAACAAACAATAGAGTTAATCTTATTACAGATGATATTCAGTATGCTACTTCATCAGGTACAGAGGTAAAAAATACATCTGGTACAACTGTTCTTTCTTTACAAGCTCCTACTCAATCTACTGCTGAAACAGGCACAGAGACTACACAGGTTATGACTCCCCTCAGAACTAAACAATCTATATCAGCAAATGCTATAACATCTGTGGTTGCAGGAACAAATATGGCTGTTTCAACATCAAGTGGAGCGGCAACTGTTACAAATTCTATTGCAGGGGGTAATGGATTAACATTATCTGGAGCTACTATGAGTTTAAGCTCTGTAGCATCAGGAACAGCAGTAGGGTCTTATATTTTAGGAGCTAAATCAACTGCAGGCACAGTTAATGTCGGTGATACATTAGCAGGTTCTAGTTTAGGTTATGCAGGTTTAGACCACCCTTATTCTGCAGGTAATCATACAAATGATGGAGCAAGAATACTGCATTTTTCAACAAGCCCAGGCAGTGGTACTTGGAGAGCACAGTTTAGAAGTGAAGCTAGCAATCATTATGCTTGGGGTGTTTGGCAAAGGATTTCGTAATGATAGAGATAACTACATATAAAAATGCTAAGAAAATAAATGAAAAAGGGGATATTGATGTTGAAATTAAACATCCTACTTATGGTTGGATTCCTTTTTCCCTTAATTTAGATGATAAAGGGTCGGATATAAATATTAAAAAACTCAATGATAAGATCATTGCAGAAAAACAAGTTCAAGAATACCAAGCACCTGCAGAAGATCAGATTGTAGCTCAGAAATCTATAGATGTTAGAGCAACTAGGGATACTTTATTAAGAGCTAATGTAGACCCTATAGTAAGCAATCCTTTAAGATGGGAAAGTTTAACAGAAAAAAAACAAGATGAATGGAAAGAATATAGACAAAAGTTACTTGATATAAGTAAACAAGCAAAGTTTCCTAAAGTAGTAGTATATCCAACAAAACCTGATTAATTATGGCAATAGGTAAATTAAAACATAAACTTCATGTTCAGACTCAGACAAGAACAAGTGATGGGGGTGGTTCTCAGAAAGTTGCTTATAATGATTCTTTTTCTATATTTGGTAGCATTATGCCAAGATCAGGCTCAGAAAGAGTATTTGGAGATCAGTTAGAAGAAAGAATAACTCACATTATAACTACAAGATTTAACAGAAACATTACCTTTAAGAACAGACTTGAATACAGATTTAACAAAGAAGGTTCTAGTCATACAAGGACATTTAATATTAAAAGAGTTATCAATAGAGATACTAGAGATAGATATTGCGATATTCTTTGTGAAGAGGGAGTTGCAACATGAGGATGAAGGTTAGAGTAGTTCGTAGAAACAAAAAATATGCTCAGACAAAAAAACAAATACGAAAACGAGTGCAAGAAATTATTACTTATGGTCTTAACAATACAAGAAATACTGCTGTTACAGGGATTGCACAGGGGAAAAAATCAGGACAAGTCAGGAGAGATGGGTCTGTAGCATCAGCAGTTGGTGAATATCCTGCAACAGATACAGGATTTTTACAAAGTAACATAGTAGTAAAAAGGGATTCAGATGGTCTTGGGGGAGATGTAGAGAGCAGAGCAGATTATTCTGCATCTCTTGAATTTGGCACTAAGAATATGGGAGCTAGACCTTTTATGCAACCATCATTGGAAGAAAACAGACCCAAGATAAGAAGAAGATTAAAAGCGGTATTTGGATAATGGCCTTACATTCCTTTGCACTACAACAAACTATATTTACAGCATTAGATGGAGCAACTATTAATGATGTAGATGGCAATTCGATAACAGGAGTATTTGATGATGTTCCAGAAAATACAGCTTATCCATATATAGTTATTGGAGAGGAAACAGCTACCAACATAGATACAAAAGATAAAGATGCCCATGAGCATACCCTTACAATCCATGTTTGGAGTCAATATAGAGGTAGGAAAGAAATTAAAAATATTATGAGTTCAGTCTATACAACATTACATAATGCTAGTATAACTGTAAGTGGTGCTTCCTTAGTGAATATCAGACATGAGTTTGAGAATACACTAACCGAAGC